TGCCGCAGATGCTAAAGCTGCCGCAGATGCTAAAGCTGCTGCTGATGCTAAAGCTAAAGCAGACGCTGCTGCTGCGGAAGCTAAGGCAAACTCTGACAGAGAGAAACAAGCTGCCTTAGACCTACAAGCAGAGGCTGACGCTAAGGCTGCTAGAGAAGCAGAAGCCAGGGCTGAAGCTGCTAGAGTAGAGGCTGCTAGAGTTGCTGAAGAAGCTAGAGTTGCTGAAGAAGCTAGAGTTGCTGAAGAAGCTAGAGTTGCTGAAGAAGCTAGAGTTGCAGAAGAGGAACGCAAAGCAGCAGAAAGAGTTGAGGCTGCTAGAGTTGCTGAAGAAAACCGTAAGGCAGCACAAGAGGCTGCTGACAAAGCAGAAGCAGATCGTATAGCAGCAGAAACAGCAGCACGTAAAGAAAAAGACGCAGCAGCAGCATTAGAGCAAGAAAGACTTGCTAAAGAAGCAGAGGCAGAACGCGTACGTCAACAGCAGATAGCTGACGAGCAAGCAGAGGCTGCTAGAGTTGCTGAAGCTGCTAAAGCTGCCGCAGATGCTAAAGCTGCTGCTGATGCTAAAGCTAAAGCAGAGGCTGACAGATTAGCCGCTGAAGCCGCAGCAAAAGAAGAAGTAACAACAACTGTCACTACAGAAGAAGGTGAGGAAGTATCAGTAACAGGTGTTACGCCAGACATGCCTGATACTGTTGTAGACATAGAGCCTGAGTTTGATGTAGAGCCTATTGAAGCTGAAAAGCCAGATGCTGGTGAAATAGAAAAACCTGAGTTTGAAAAACCTCCTGAAGAAAAACCCGTGGTTCAGTCTACAGATGACGCAGGTGGTGGCGGCGGTGGTGGCGGTGGTGGTGCAGACACAGGTGGTGGTGAAACTGGTGCAGGTTCTTCAGGTACTGGTGTTCCCGAAACAGGTTCAGGGATTCCAGAAGAAAACCCAATATTTAGACAAGTGTATGAAGCAGTTTTAGCAGAAACAGATGCTGATGTACGCGAGGGTATGTTAGAAGATTACATACGCATGGGCGGTATCTTTGTAGACGAGCTACGAAGAAACGTACCTGCTGATGATGTTTACGGCCCAGCAACAATAGAAACAACCCCTACCGCAGAAGAGTTAGCGGCAGAAGCTGCTGAAGCTACAGAAACAGGAGAGGAAGAAGAAGGTACTGATCCGTTAGATTTCTTAGATGTTTTTGCAGAAACAGCGGATGATGATACTATAGGTTTACCTACAGACACTACAGTAGATACTGGCACAACCACAACCACTACAACCACTACTACACCAACAGGACAAGCCCCTTCTACTGATCCTTCTACAGGCATTCCTTCTGATACTGAGGCTACTGAAGGCACTACAGGCGCTGGAGGCGCTGGTGTAGGTACTGATGGAGGAGGAGGCGCTGGTGGCGGCACTACAGGCGGTGGCGCAGGTTCTGGAGAAGCAGAGGCAGGCACAGGTGCAGGAGAAGGAGAAGGAACAGGAGAAGGCAGCGGTACAGGAGAAGGCTCTGGGACTGGGACAGGAACTGGAGAAGGCTCTGGTGATGGTAATGGAACAGGAAGCGGTACAGGAACTGGAGATGGTAGCGGCAGCGGAAGCGGTTCAGGCACTGGAGATGGTAGCGGCAGCGGTAGCGGTTCAGGCACTGGTTTTGGCGTTGGTAGCGGGACACGCACTACAGACTCTCTCTTTGGAGACATGCTACAACTAGAAACACAGATAGGTGCTACACAACAACTAATGAAACCTGTTAGTCTAACTCCAGTAGCAGGGATAGTAAACTACGGTGTTCCTCAAATAAACCCAATACAACAGTTTTTACAACAACAAGCACAGTTACGCAGCAGGCCACAAGGTATGTTAACTAATAGTGGAAATTTTAAAAGGTAGTTATTCTAATGACTTATTTGCAACTGGTAAACAGCGTATTGCGTAGACTGAGAGAGGATGAAGTAACTTCCGTATCTCAGAACAGCTACTCTAAACTTATTGGAGAGTTTGTTAATGACGCTAAACGCACCGTAGAAGACTCTTATGACTGGACAGCTCTACGTACTACGTTAACTGTGTCTACAACTACTGATACTTTTAACTATGTCCTAACAGGCTCTCAGAACCGTATGAAGTTGTTGGATGTTATTAACGACACCTCAGACTTCTTCATGCAGTATCGTTCCTCTCGTTGGATGGACAATGCTTTCTTGATTGAGACACCGCCTATTGGTTCACCACAGTTCTACAGCTTTAACGGTGTAGACGCTAACGGCGATAACGCTGTTGATGTATATCCAAAGCCTAGCGGTGTGTTCCAGCTACGCTTTAATGTTGTGCTGCGTACAGCAGACTTCACTGAGGACACTGATAAGCTAACTGTTCCTTCTTCTCCTGTTATTCAAATAGCTACAGCACTGGGCGCTAGAGAGCGTGGAGAGACTGGTGGCACATCAGCAGCAGAGTTGTTTGCACTAGCTGATAACACTATGGCTGACGCTATTGCTATTGATGCGTCACAACATCCTGAAGAAACTATCTGGTATTCTTAAATGGCACAACAACTACAGAACATTACAGTAGCTGCACCGGGATTTGCTGGTCTTAACACACAGGATTCACCAATCAACATTGATCCTTCGTTTGCTGCTGTTGCAGACAACTGTGTTATTGACCAGTTAGGTCGTATTGGTGCGCGTAAGGGTTGGGAAGCTGTCTCTACCAATGGCTCTTCTGTGTTAGGTACTAGCCGTGGTATAGAGTCTGTGTACGAGTTTATTGATAACTCTGGCGATAAGGTTATATTGTCAGCAGGTAACAGTAAAGTATTCTCAGGCACTACAACCTTAACAGACATTACTCCTAGTAGTTATACTCCTACAGCTAACAACTGGAAAACAGTGACACTGAACAACCATGTCTATATGTTCCAGAGAGATCACGAGCCACTGATAGGCACAGACGAGTCAGGTTCTTTTGTTCTAGAAACTATGTCAGGACACAGCCACAGCACAGGCACTGCTCCACAAGGCAACGAAGTCTTAGCAGCCTACGGTAAACTGTGGGTAGCAGACGTTACAGGTAACAAGCACACTGTCTACTGGTCAGATACATTAAACGGCCATGCTTGGTCAGGAGGTTCGTCAGGCTCGTTAAACGTTACTCTGGTGTGGCCCACAGGCTTTGACGAGATAGTGGCTCTAGCGGCTCACAATGGCTTTCTAATCATCTTTGGCAGGAAGTCTATACTTGTGTACTCAGGTGCATCCTCTCCTGCCTCTATGACGCTTACAGACACCATAGAAGGCGTTGGCTGCATAGCTCGTGACTCAGTACAGCACACAGGCACTGACATCATCTTCTTGTCTGAGACAGGTGTACGTAGCTTTGGCAGGACTATCCAAGAGAAGTCTATGCCTATGCGTGACATCAGCAAGAATGTACGCACTGACTTGTTAAACTTAATACCACTACAAACCAACCCTATCAAGTCTCTATACAGTGCTGAAGAAGCCTTCTACCTGTTAACACTACCAGACAGCAACACTGTGTACTGCTTTGACATGCGTAGGCAGCTAGAGGATGGTTCTAATCGTGCTACAACATGGTCAAGCATGTATCCTCTGTCGTTTATATCACTAGAGGGAGGTGACATATACATAGGTATCTCTTCTGGTATTGTTAAATACAAAGGCTACATAGACGGGGCTGTTAAGTATGAGATGCGTTACTTCAGCAACCCTATGGACTTTGGTAACACTTCTAATCTGAAGTTCTTAAAGAAGTTTAACTTGACTATTATAGGTGGTCAGAATACACCTACTACGCTTAACTGGGGTTATGACTACACAGCTAGCTACACTAAGCAGGCTTTTACATTTGGTTCTGCTAATCTTGCTGAGTATGGTGTAACAGAGTATAACACAACAGGTGAATACAGTTCCTCTATCCTTATCAACACGCCAAAGGTTAACACCAGCGGTAGTGGTGAGGTAGTAACTATTGGCATTGAGGCAGAGGTTAACGGCGCACCTTTTTCTATTCAAAAAATTGACATACACGCTCTACTAGGGAGACTTATCTAATGTCCAACTATACAAAGACCACTAACTTTGCTACAAAGGATTCTCTCCCTTCAGGCAATGCTGCTAAGATTGTGAGAGGCACAGAGATTGACGCTGAATTTAATAACATTGCTACTGCCAGCGCCACTAAAGCTGACACTGCTAGCCCTACTTTCACAGGTACTGTAACAGCCGCTACCGTGAACGTCACAGGAACACTGACGGCTGACACAATTACTGGAGGGTCATACTAATGAGTAACGGCAACGCTATAGGCGGATTTATGGACTACCTTAGTACAGGCGGTGTGGGTGATCTGCTTCGTACTGGTGGCGAATACTATCTAGGTCAGGAAAACATCCAAGATGTTAGACAGTTTGGTAGAGAGATGCAAGAAGGTGCTGGCGCGTTAGCAGCAGAAGCTCGTGCAGGTACAGAGTTTAAACCGTACACTGTCACCAGTGGTTTAGCTAACGTAGCTACAGACCCTACTGGCGGTTTTGCTGTAGAACTATCTCCAGAGCAACAGGCCCTACAAACGCAGCTACAACAGCAAGCAGGCGGTTTGTTTGGTCAAGTGGGTGCAGACCCTGCTGCGGCTCAAGCGCAGCTATACGAGCAAATGAGAGCCGTACAGCGTCCTGAAGAGGAACGCCAGCGTCTAGCATTAGAAGAGCGTATGTTGTCACAAGGCCGTTTAGGACTAGGCTCTGCTGCTTACGGTGGTTCTTCTCCTGAGTTGTTGGCTCAAGAGACTGCACGACAGGAAGCTATGGCACGAGCTAACTTAGGTGCGCGTCAGCAGTCACAAGCAGAGATGCTACAGGCTGGACAGCTAGGTGGTATGTTACAGGCAGCAGGATACCAGCCACAGCAGCAAGCATTGTCGTTGCTAGAGGCTAGTCAAGTACCTGCTGGTTATGCTGATGTTGGTCGTAGAACTGGTACTGAGTTACAGTCTCAGCTACAAAGAGCTGGTTTAGAAGGGCGTTTACAATCAGAAGACTTAGCCAATCAGTTACGATTGTCTCAACAAACAGCCTTGTTAGGTGGTCTACTAGGTCAACAGCCTACGTATGCAGAGAAGTTACAGGCTGGTAAACTAGGTATTGATTTAGGCAGTGCAGGCGGTTTGTTTGGCGGCTTGTTTGGCGAAGCGTTCGGTTAAAGGAGAATAATAATGGCTAGACAAGATATTGCAGGATTACTAACAGGTATTAGCAGCACACAGCAGCCTATACAGCCTATTCCAGGATCAGCTAACTTCCGTGGGCAGTTTGGTGCAGCTAGGGCGCAAGGGATAGGTGCTGGTTTAGGTCGTATAGCTCGTAAAGGCGGGCCTTCTAGACAAGAGCAAATACAAGGCAGCATGTTTGAGTTAGGTAGTACTACAGATAAAGAAGGCGTAGCTAAAACAACTCAGCAGCGGATACTAGATTTAACTAATCTGGCTCAAGTGCAGCAGATGCGAGGAAACCCTACAGGGGCTATGCAGTCTTTGACGCAGGTTCAGCAGTTGCAGCAGCAAGAAAAGAAAGAAACTCAGGAAAAACAAGCGGGTTTAAGAGCTTCGTCAATGGCAACAGCTTTAGAAGCAGCAGGACATTCCGACTTAGCTAAACAAGTTAAGCTAGGAGACACTGATGCTTACAAAAGAGGTTTGGAGTTAATTTCTCCAGAAAAAGGTAAAACAGCTATTGAAGACATAGTAGACCCGTCAACAGGGGTTACTCACAAAGTAGTGTTAAGCGCCGACGGAACAGTCTTGCGTACTGTAGGTGTTAGTAAAATGCCTACATTAAAAAGCGTAACTTTACCAAATGGTAAACTTGTTTGGGAAAACGAAGCCACAGGAACTAGAAGTGAGCCTCAAGACACCCCAGAAGCTGCGGAGCAGGAGAAGCAAAGAATTGAAAAACTTACTTCTGATTTAGCGGCTGTAGATAATGTACTACTTACCGTGACAGAAGCTAGAGAACTTAGTAAAGACCCTACAGGCACTGGTGTTTTATATAATTTAGCTTCGTTAGGTATTGAAACCTCTGCTAGAGAACTTGCTGGTAAGATTTCAACACTACAGTCTACATTAGCGTTTGATAGACTACAGAAGATGCGCGATGAGTCTAAAACAGGCGGTGCTTTAGGACAAGTCAGTAATATTGAATTACAACTCTTACAAAATTCTCTCACTGCTCTTGATCCCATAGTAGGAGAAGAGGCTTTTGAACAGCAACTTCAAAAGGTAGAAAAACACTACAATAACTTTAGAAAGGCTTTGTTAGGACAACCCATAGATATTGACTGGTCTCAGCCTGCGTATAAAGGCAAGACAACTGTTGTTGATGGTGTTAGGTACATGGTAGACCCTACAGACCCTACAAAAGTATTTGCCATAGGTAAAGAATAATGAGTGCATACACAGCCGTAACTGATCCTGAAATCTTAGCTAAAGTTCAGAGAAGTTTTGTTTCTGCTCAACCTGACTTAACTAAAACAACTGAGGTTACAGACCCTGAGTTGTTTCAGAGAATACAAGACCAGTTAAAAAAAGACTTGGAAACACAAGAAGAAGTTGAGTTAGTTACTGAAGAAGTAGCGGAGGTTGGGGCTTTCGGACAGTTTGCTGAAGGTGTTGGAGAGCGTTTAGGTGGTCGTGTTGAGACAATGCAGGAAATATCTGAAAAGGCTGGAGGATTCTCTATAGGCGCTGACGGTAAGCCTGTGTACAACCCACCTGAACAACTTGGTCTCATAACAGACATACAAACTGCTGGGCAAGTTGCTGGCGGTGTTTGGGATGTTTTTGGGGAAACTTTGATGTTAGGGGCTAAAGGAATTTCCTTTGTTACCCCTGAGTTTATTAAAGGGCCTGTAAAACAAGGTTGGCAGTCTGGCGTAGACTTTATAATGAATAGCGATAAAGGCGTAGAAGCTCTCAACGCTGTTGAAGAAGGTGCTGAGTCTTATTCTAAATGGAAAGAGAATAACCCTGAATCTGCATTGACTTTAGAAAGTGTTGTGAACATTGCTCTGCTTGTTTCTCCTGTAAAGGGCGGAAAAGTCTCTAAAGGTAATCCAGAGTTTGTTGGCCCTATAAAGCCTCCTGTTGTTGAAAGAGCAGGCCAAGCTATAGTGGACGCTTCGGGAAAACAAGTAACAGACAGAAGCACTAAAAAAGCTCTTGATTTAATTGTTCCTAAAAAGGGTGTTCCAGAACAGACTAGGGAAGCATCGACATTAGGTTTTAAATACAACGTAATAAAGCCTACTACGCAAGAGCAAAAGTTAGTAGACACAGTAGCTGGCTTAAAGATACCACAGTCTGCATCTAATCAAAGAAGTTTAAACTTAATTGACGATGCTATTGAAACAGAGGCTAAGATATTAGAAAAACAAGTAGCAGCATCTAAAGAAGCAATCCCTTTAGCGGAGTCTTTTAAGTTATTAGATGATGTTGCTGCTAATACTAAAGCTACGGATGCTTTTGTTGCTACAAACCAACTTGGTAAAATGGTAGACGATGTTACTGCAAAAGCTAAGTCATTATTAACAGAGAATCCGCAGACTCCTCTAGGTGTTTTGAAGACTAGGAAAGAATTAGACGCTTACATTAAATCTTATAAAGCAAATAAAAGTGCTTTCCCTAATCAGGACAATGTAGAGACAGCTTTGTCTATTGCCTTGCGCGATGTTAGAACAGCTTTAAATACCAAAGTTGCTCAAACAGCGCCAAAAGCTAACGTATTAGCAAGACTTGAAAAACAAAGTAACCTATATAGAGCAAGAGTCCCTGTAATAGAGAAAGCTAAAGCAGACGCTTCTAACTCTCTAGGCAGGCTTTGGCAAAACACTACAGGCGTTACAGGCGTTAAAATGCCCTCTACTCCTTTAGCTATTGGTGTTACTGGCGCAGCTCTAGCTGGTTGGCTTCCTGGAATCATAGGAGGAGTTGGTATAGGTCTTGCTGGTAGAGGTATCTATAGAGGTGCTATTTCTCCAGAACTTAAAAAGTTTTTAGGACAGTCTTTAATAGCTTCTTCAAAGGCTTTAAAGCAAGCTAAAAATCCAGAAACAATAAAGCAACTAAGAGCAGACAGAGCATTAATAATAGAGTTATTAAAAAACACAAAAGTAGAGGAAGAGTAACAAAAAAGCCCTATGTAGTTTATTACATAGGGCTTTTTAGTATTGTCACACCTTA